GACCGAGGAGAAGGATTTCTCGCGTCTATCCATGAAGGAGCAAAGGGATGCGCTCATGCGAGCGTCGAGGGAGTTCGACCGGGAAGGCAACTGATAGCACAACCACAACTCAAATATGCCAGTTACAACCTCTACTACGCTAACCAGTCAGTTCCAGAACTACTTCAGCAAGGAGCTGCTCTCGATCGTCCAGCAGGAGACGATTCTTGATCAGTTCTCGATGAAGGCCCCGATCCCCAAGAACAATGGTAACAAGGCGATCTCGATGTTCCGTTTCGGAGCCCCGAGCATCAGCAGCGTTCAGACCATTGCTTCCGAGGGTGCTGCCATCAGCTCCGCGAACTACCGCGCTCTGGCCCTCAACAGCCTGAGCAAGTCGCTCGCTCAGTACGGTCAGGTGATCGGTTTGACCGACATCCTCCGCGCCACCGACCTGTTCAACAGCTTGCAGCAGGCCACCAAAACCAGCGGTCTGGACATGGCCCTCTGGGTTGACTCGGTGATTCGTAACACCCTGATCGGTTCCAACCTCACGGCCAGCGGTTCGTCCATCGGTTCCGCCGCCGAGGGTGGTGGCACGTTCGATAACTCGGACGCCGTGAACGTCGTCGCCAGCTCTGGTGGCGTGAAGGTGTACGGTAACCCCGCCACGCTGACCACGCAGAGCTTCTCTGCGCTGAACAGCGACACGACCGCTGCCAACACCACGATGACGGCGTCCGCTGTCCTCGATTCCATGACCCGCCTGAAGCGCAACCGCGCTCCGATGATCAACGGCGGCTACGTCCTGGCGACCGACCCCCGCGTTGCTCGAGACTTGATGCGCGATGCCGACTGGTTGAACGCCTCCAACTACGGCAACAAGGGTACCCCGTTCTACAAGGGCGAAGTGGGTTCCATCTACGGTTGCCGCGTGGTCCAACAGACCAACTCGTTTGTCAGCACCGGTTCCGGTACTGCTGCCGATGAATTCATCTATCAGGCTACTGCCGCGGGTGGCGGTCTGGCTGTCAGCAAGGACATCATCGCGTCCTTCTTCTTCGGTAACGAGTCGTTCGGTATCCCCGCCCTGACCGGTGATGATCCGTTGTCTCCGAAGATCGTGATCACTGATACCCCCGACAAGAGCGATCCGTTGAACCAGTTGGTCACCGTTGGTGTGAAGCTGTACTTCGCCGCTCTGCGTTTGGCTGCTGGTAACACTGGCTCTACTGCCAACCCGACCTGGTACTTGGTGCATCGTACTAAGACCTCGACCACGCTGTAATATGCGATCCAAGACGGCCACCATCATGGTGATTGCCGTCAGCCCAAAGGGGCATCATCGAGCAATCGGTGGTGCCCCTTCTCATTCCGCTTGCGGATGTGATGAGGCTGACAACAATGCGCCCATGATTTCTATTCCGGTCGAGGCTCTTTCCACCGACATGGAGGATGGCCAACAAGCCATGCCCGAAGTTGGTGATGAAGTTGTCCTAGAGGAAGTTCGCGGTGTTCTCAAGAAGCTCGAAAACGGCGAGGCTTATGTTGAGATCCGCAGTGTGAACGGTATGCCCGCCGAGTACGAGTCCAAGAAGGATAAGGGCATGGAGATGGAAGGCCCTATGGACGAGAAGGGTATGCGCGACATGGTCGCCGAGTACGACAGCGAGATGGAATCCTGATATGCCGATCTACACCTTCGAGAGCAATGGCAAGTCCATCGAGCATATCGCTCCGATGGGTACTGATTCCATTGTCCTTGATGGCAAGCGTTGGAGCAGACAGCCGGTGGCCCGCTTCGGGGTCACCGGTTTTGCCCGCGAGGCCGAACTCAAGGACCATGTGAAGAAGGGATTCAGCCGGATGGAAGACCGGCAGGGCTCCCGCTTTGAAAGCACTTTCAGCAAGAATCAAATTCGCAAGATCTGGGATATATGAGCGCAAATTCAAATCTGGCCACCGAGTATTCGATGGGTAACGGCGGGTTCAAGCTCGTCCTCGTTACCACGTTGACCACTGGCCCATTCGTTGCGGTCACCACGATTGCTCCGACTACCTTCACCTCGATCACCGGCAAGAACATCAGCGGCAGTTGGTCGTCGGCCACTATCCCCGCTGGTATCACGCTTCCTGGACCGATCGACAGCTTCCAGATTTCGAGTGGTCAGGTGGTCGCTTTCAATGGAGTGATCAACTCTTAAGCCGTGACACTCGCTCTCGGAACAAGATTAACGTCCAGCGGATCCGGTGGGAATGTCACCCCGATCGATCCGCCGATCTTGCGCCGGGATCTTTTGCAGGAGGATGAGTTTTTCGTCCTTCTGGAGGATGGGGACAAGATTGTCATTACGTTCGGAACCTATGACAAGATCGCCCTCGAAGACGGCACAGACCTGCTACTGACCGAAGATTCAAACAAGTTCATACTAACAGTCTACTGATATGCCAGATACGAAAATCACAGCACTGACGGCGATCGGAGCCAATCCGATCATCCCATCAACCTTCCCCATCCCGATGGTCGATCTTACCGACACATCGATGGCGGCAAGCGGCACCACGAAGAAGGTGACCGTGAACCAGATCCTGGGAGCCGGCGGCACCGCCACCCTCGCATCCGCCACCATCACCGGCGATCTGACGGTGGATACCTCGACGCTGAAGGTTGACAGCGCGAACAATCGGGTGGGTGTTTTGATTGCAAGTCCGCAATACAATCTCCACGCTTCTCAACTGGTCTGCGCATCAGATCCTACGACCAACGGATCAGCCGGAAGAATTTACGGAGCGTTTTTGAATGCGGTTGGCGAGCCGGGACTTGACTTGCGCCGTTGGAATGGCGGTGGCGGAAATAGTCATGGAACCACATTCATCCAGACAAATCTATCTGGTGATACGCTGTTCTACAATGGAGTCGAAGCCTCCAACACCAGAGCGACTTCGTTAAAAGCCACACTTTTGGCAAACGGAAAACTGCTTGTTGGTACTTCTTCAGAAGTTGGCCCCGGCGGCATTCTCCAACTTTCGGCTGGAATCACCTTCCCCGCCACCCAAGTGGCATCGTCCGATGCGAATACGCTGGATGATTACGTTGAAGCAACCTTTAGCCCTACGGTTGTTGGATCTACCACTGCTGGGACTGCTACTTACGCAACGCAGCTCGGAAGATACACTAAGATTGGAAGGGTGATATCGTTCAGCCTACGAGTTGCATATAGCGCAGGTTCAGGAACTGGAAACCTCAGAATTGGTGGACTCCCTGCGGCTGGATTCGGTTCTAACTTTGCTATTTACGCCGAAAACATTGCTCTAACCGCCGGAAATTATCCGGTTTGCGGAATCACATCTGGAAACACCTATATAGCAGTTGACCAACTCCCTACTGGAGGTGGAGCCGCAGCGGCAGTGCCTTACGATGCTGCCGGTGATATCCAAATCTCTGGAACATACATTGTTTAATCCTATGCCCACCATCCTCTGGCTCATCGAACGCCTTCTCACCAAGCCGGTTGAAGGCTCTCTCACCGATGTCGTTATCACCGCCGACTGGCGTTGCAACGGCTCGCAAGATAACTACAGCGGCACCTGCTACGGATCGTGCAGCTTCGCTCCGCCGACTGGTAGCTTCACGCCGTACCCTGACCTCACGCAGGAACAGGTTCTCGGTTGGTGCTACGCCAACGGAGTCGATCAAGCGGCCATCGAAGCGAACGTCTCGCTCCAGATCAACAACCAGATCGACCCGCCCGTGGTGAGTCTGCCGCTGCCGTGGGTGCCTCCGGTGCCGCCGCCCGTGCCGGTTTTGGTTGCGGAGCCGGCCACCGTTGTCGATTCTCCAGCCGCATGATCAAGATCGAACTCACTCCCCAGCAGTTCAACCAACTCTATGAGCTGCTCGTCATTGGAATGAAGGCCGGCAACGTGACCAACATGAAGGTCGGCATCCCGCTGGTGGAGATCCTCGAAACCGCAGCAGCCCAACACAAGCCCGAGTAGGACATGACCAACGATTCATCGACCAACGCCGTCACTGTAGCAATGAGCGCAGCCGCTGGCCTGACCGCTGCATCGTTGGCTCCTATCCTTACCCAGTGGGTCCAGCTAGGAACCGCCGTGCTGGGGTTCCTATGCATGGCCTACGGCACCTACAAACTGTTTTTCGGAAAATGAATCCCAACATCGCCTCCCTCATCCGCCACGGCCTCACCGCCGCCGGCGGTTTTGTCATCGCCCGCGGCCTCGCTTCCTCCGAGCAGATCACCGAGCTGGTTGGGGCTCTGCTGTCGCTGGCCAGCGTCGGCTGGTCCATCAAGAGCAACCTCAAGAAGCCTGCCGAAACTCCGAAGCAGTGAACTGGATCTACCAGATCCTGAAGGCCCTGCTCGATTGGTTGCGGGAAACACCACCCACTGACATCCAACATGGAAAAGCACCCGAGGCTCTCAAGAACGATCTGGCTGATCGCATTGCTGGACTGCCTGGGATGCCAGATGACCAAGGTGGTCCTGGTCCCTTCCGGTGACCCCGTGATGCTGGCCAAGCCCACCAAGGCCAGCGTCTACGGATTCGACAAAGACAAGAAGCTGGTGGGGCCATCGACCGTGGTTCTGCCAGCAGGTTGGTACGCACTACCGAAGAACTGATATGGGAACTCCACTCACAGGCAGTAGCGTCGCATCGACATACACTGGCCTACTAAAGACTTCCGACAACGCCGCGCTGACCTCTGTGCTTAAAGCCGTTGGAGATGGCAGCGGCCTCAATTCCGCGCTTGAGCTATCGACCTCCGCGGTCAATACCACCGGTGACTTCAGCGTCGGGTCCACCAAGCTCACGGTGGCCGCGGCAAGCGGTAACACGGTCGTCGGTGGTACCCTCACCGTAACCGGCGCAACGAGCCTCAGCGGCAATCTGGCGATCCCCGGCAACCTCTCGGTGACCGGTACCTCCACGCTCACTGGTGCCACAAGCGTTGGCAGCACCCTCGCGGTGACCGGACTCACCTCGCTCTCAAGTGTCTCCACCAGCGGATCCGCTACCATTGGTACCACTCTGGGAGTCACTGGAGCCTCTACGTTGGCCAGCTTGGGTGTTACCGGTGCGGCGACGGTAGGAACCACCCTAGGGGTCACTGGAGCGACCACTCTAGCAAGCGTTGGAGTGACCGGCGCGGCTACTGTCGGAACCACGCTGGGAGTCACAGGAGCCACCACTCTCGCTTCAGTCGGCGTCACTGGAGCGGCCACGGTTGGGACTACGCTCGATGTCACCGGTGCTGTTACCCTTTCCAACAATCTGACCGTCACCGGCAATGCCACGGTCAACGGCAACACTACGATCGGAAACGCCGGTGCCGATCTCCTGACGATCAACGCCAACGAGGTCACTCTTCCCAACCTGACCAATGTCACGGTCGATCTGGCCAACGACAAGGTGCTGATCACCGATGCGAATGACAGCAGCAAACTTCGCTCCATCGCAGCCAGTGCGCTCGGAATCAATGCGTCGAACGCTCCTCAGTCTGTTCAGACAGTTGATACCACAAGACAAACTTACTCCGGATCAGCAACCGCTCCAGGACAAGAGATCACGACGCTTAGCACTACTATAACTCCGAGAAGCACATCTTCTAAGATACTAGTAACTATTTGTATCAACTATTCCTGCCTTATTAATGCATCACAATTTGTTCTATTTAGACTAACAAGGAATTCAACTGAAATAGGAACATCAACTGGATTAAACACGAAGGGTATATCCAGTGCTTCTTATGAAGACGGTGAGGTTACCACGATTAGTAATAAGGTGATCCAGTTCCTTGATAGTCCAAACACCACTTCTCCTGTAACATATCGGATTCATAACTACGGTCCAACAAGCGCACAGCAATTGTACCTTAATTATGCTGTGAACGACAATACGGCATCGACCTCTTCCACGATGGTTTTGCAGGAATACTTCGCATGAAACCCTCTGAAGTAGCCCAAGCGGCCTGCGACAAGCTCTCCTTCACCGACGCGAACACCCTCGCGTTGGCCAAGAAGTTCTGCATCCGCCGCTACTCCATGATCTGGGATTCGTGCCTCTGGAACGATACCCTCGGCGTCATCTCGCGCTCAGTCAGCGAAGGCAACGAACTGGTCACACTCGACCAAACCGTAACCGCTACCTACGCCTCAGGTACCGGCTACAACATGTTCCTCGACTTCCCGGTCGCCATCCGCTTCACGATCAACGGCGAAACCGATGGCATTGAAGTACCCGCCGCGGAATGGGTCTCGTTCTTCCAGCTCGATCCCAACACCTGGAACAACGTCGATAGCCGCAAGTCCACCCCCGGCAACTTCGTCAACTGGACCCGAGTCATCGGAGCATCCTACGGCGAGGCTGGCGTCCCACGCATCAAGCTCGTTCCCACGCCCAACACCGATGGCAACCTCTTCATCCTCGGGAAGAAGCAGTCCCAGATGCGGCAGTTCGGCGAGAACCAAGCGATCGTCAATGACAGCAACTTCGAGCTGCGCGGTGTCGAGAACGCTCTGATGGCCTACACCGAAGGCGATCTCCTCGAATACTCCCGGCAGTACGGGAAAGCCCAAGCCAAGTTCCAAGAGGGAGCCGCTCAAGTCTCCATTATGAAGGACATGGAACGCGGCCAGCAGCAACAGATCAGCCGCATCATTCCAGATAGCTTGTACGATTACACCTTCCAAGACATCCTGTAATCCGCCATGCCATTCCAATCCTCAGATGCTCTTGATGATCAGATGC